TTTAACGTCAAAAGAAAACCCTGGGTTTTATTCCAGGGTTTTTGCGTCAAAAACTATTTAGATTAGTTTGTGAATGTTGCTGTAGCGGCTGTGGTAACAGCGTAGCCTAGTGAAGCAGTCAATGCCACATCTAGATCTTCACCGTTGGCATAGTTCCATGCACCAGTTGGGTATGTGGCCAAGGCCAATGTAGCTTGGTTAGAACCCACTGTGGTGAATTCATACATAGCGATTGTGCATTTAGTTTGAATAGTCAAGAATGCAATGCCCAATGAAGTAGCACTTACAGTAGCGTTACCAGTGAAAGTAACTGTACCGAAGTCTAACTTAGGACCTGCAACGTTAACTGTTGCGCCACTGGTTACTGTGTTAGCACCACTGTTCCAGCCTGCGCCAGGTGACGAAGGAACTGTACCAGCATCCATGTTGACAACTGGTTCAAAGTTGCCGTTTACTTGTGTAATATAAGCCATTTAAAATCTCCTTAGTGTATGGTCGCTTTGGACCTGCATTTATTTATGCCGTAAGGAAAAAAACTCCGGTTAGGCTGTTTGATCTGGGTTGTTTAGAGCACGATTTCCGGCACTAAACCCGAATCGATTTACCAGTTTAGCACGGCCTGCAGGGGTGGCCAACACCCAGCCTTCTTGTCCGGGCTGTTGACGATCTAGCTGTGCCAACATGTCTGTTTTGATATCATGCAACAACAAGAATGCAGTGAATGCCGCAGTGATACCTGCCATGTTTGTGCGTGGGCTTTGCAGGTATTCCACAATGTTATTGAACTTGCGTGGTGTTACATTGGTTTTTAGCCAGTCTCCAAATCCGTGCAACAAGTTGTCGTAGTTGCTGGTGATTCTAGAATTGATGTAGCGTTTGCACAACTGTGGCAAATCAGTAATGCCGGCAGCACGTAGATCAGCAGGATTAAACAAACTGTCAATGGCAGCACCTTGTGTAGACACAATCTGACTCAACTGTTTAACTAGGCCACTGTTTAACTCAACGTTGCGAATGTCTTTGACACTGGGCTCAATCAGCAACAGTCCAGGAACTTCATTCAGTGTGACCTGCTTGATTGCTTCAGGAGCGGCATCAACATCACGATAACGTGTGTGTACAGCAACACCTACTTCGCTGTTGCCAATGCGCTGTCCTAGCTTACTGCTGGCTGGAATCTTGTATTCAACAAAGTTTGGACGGAACACATAAGCGCCGGCCTGTTCAGGAGGTGTGTTGGTATACAGTAAATCGCCCTGTACAAATCCACGCATGCTGTCAGGCACGGCAGCACGTAGCAAGGGAAACAACTTTTGATAAAGCCCAATCAACTCTGTACGATCTCCAGAACGCATGGCCATCATTCTAGCAATATGCTCCGGCGATGTTGCCAAGCCGTCATAGCCTTTGGCACCAAATCCGCTTTTGTCTGTGAGCACAAACGTGCCATCTGGCTTGCGGCCAAATATGATAGCAGGCTTGCCATCCCATTTGACTGTGGTTGTGCCACGTGTGTCTTCTGCGGCGTGGCGCATGATTTCAACTGCATCGCGAATGCCACGTGTGCCTTTTTCAAACACTAGATCTTCTAGGTGTTCGATACGTGCATCCTTAGCACCTTCCACAATCACTGCCATACCTTGATTCACAATGCGATCACGCAGTCTGCCCAAGAAGTTTACTTCGTTGTATTCTTTGTATACGGGCTCTTCGCTTTCCATAAATGGTACACCAATTTTGGCAAAGTGTTCACGTGCATCTGCCAGCTTGGCATCACGCTTGGGATCACCTTCCAGTGCGGCCACAATGGTTTCTACACTGTGTAGATCTTTGCTGGTTGCTTGTTTATTCAACAACAGTCGGGCAATTTTATCTGGATCATCGCTGATAACCTTGTTGGTAGCGCGGTCAGCAATGCCTGCATTTTGATTCAACTTGTAACCCATGCTCTTGGCAATGCTGTTCATCAGCACGTTACGTGCCGATCCACTGTAGTTGCTGTCAGGTGCCGCACTTAGCACAAACTTTGAAAATGGCACATTGGTCAAGAACATAAAGTCAGACTGCACATAACCTGAATTGGGATTGCCTTTGATAGGTGTTTTAAAGTGTACACTGATGCCAGACTTTTTGATGTAGTCTTCCGGTTTGAAACCATGGCTTTGACACCATTGTGTTAGTCGTGCAACCAATTGTTCTTTGCTGACTTGATTGGCATCCACTGCCAGATCCAAATCGCCTGACGTGGGTTTTCTACCTGTGGAGCCCAGTGTGTTGTTTTGCAAATCCAGTCCCGGTAACATTAGATCAAGCCAGGCCAAGGTGGGAGCAACGTCTGCTTGGTTAATGCGCTGTGTTAGTATGCGGCCACTTGCGTCTTTAAAAACATTGCCGCCTTCTTTTAATATCATGGTATTGTGTACCCCATACCTTCTAGCATGGTGTCAATTACTGAATCACCTGTGGTAGATAGTTGTTTGTTGCCAGTTGCAGTCTGAATTGCTTGTCCTGCACTACCCAATACCTGGGCAGTTAGCCCGGACTTGTTTAGCAATGCCACTGCATTGGATCCCATCAATTGACCCGTGGCCGGTGCAGTACCAGCGGCGGTGCCAGCGGCTCCAGGTTGCCCTGTTTTTCCAGTTTGTCCGGCCGGTGCTGGTTGCTGTCCATATGCAGGCGCTTCCGGTGATGCGGCTTTCACAGTATTTTGTGATGCCACCAGTTGCAGTGCGGCCATGGCAGTTAAAATATAACTTTTAACTGCTTCTTTAGTTTTTGCAGGATCGCCCTGGGCACCGATAACTTCTTGTTTGGCTGCGTCCAACTCTGCCTTTAAATCAGAGTTTTCGGCGGCTGTTAATCCCAGCATTTTGTATGTGGCCGAATCGCGCATGGCAATTTTTTCATTTGCCCACTTTAAAAAGTCTGTGGCATACGCAGATGAGGGCGCTGCCGCTGCTTTATACCCTATAGGATTTGTTGGAGTTGGGTTGGTTCCTGCTCCAGGTACCTGGAATGGTTTCAATGGCATTGCTGTGCCTGTTGATTTTGCAGGTGCCGTTGTAGTTGTTGCAGTTTGACCGGGTTTTGTTACGGCTGGGTTAGGATTGGTTCCTGCTCCAGGTACCTGGTACGGCGCAGTTGGCATTGCTGTGCCTGTTGATTTTGCAGGTGCTGCCGGCTGTTGTGCAGCCACGCCACCTCTTACCATGTCGTTTATACCTTGCCCAGCATTGGCCACAGCAGATGTTGCTGGATCATATTTTGCAAACTTGGTTGCATCACCGCCTGTGCCACTGCCTGCACGACCTTGAACGTACCGGGTTTGATCTTTGATGTTGGGATTGTTAGGGTCGGCCTTGTTTACCTGACTGCCTGTGACAGGAGGCGTTTGTGCGGCCGCAGTGGTATTGGCCACACCGGGCATTTTTGCCACGTTGTTGTAATTAAATCTTTGTGCGTTAACAGTTGCAGGCGCTTTGGGCTGTTGTGCGGCCAGTGACATGTACGGATTAGGCCGACCGGTTTGTTTTTCTAATTCCTGTTGCGTAGATACCGCTGTGTCTTCTGGAACTGGTTGTGCTTGTTTTTTTACCCATTCATCAGCATACGTTGTTGCCAGTTTGACCATTTGTGAATTTGCCTTCACAGCGGCTAATTTTTTTACAGGATCAAGGATACCTGAACTTGATGCCCTGAAGTTTTGTGTTGTTCCTGTCCCAGGAGATACAGATTGTGCAACCGCAGTTTTGGTTGCGTCGTAAGCACCTTTAGCCACATTACCAACGCCTTTTACCACGTCCATAATGCCTTCGTCAGTGCGACGTGAACGATTTAACTCATGAATTTGCATCAGTTTTTCTCACGGTTCTTGTAAATTTGCCGGGGTCGCGCAGGTTGATGGCATTGATCAACTTGCGTTGCAAATTTTTAGCTGCCTCGGGCTCATAACTGGAGTCAATCTGCTCTAGTAGGCGTATAGCACTGGCAATGATGTTACCAGCACGATTTTCGATAACATAGCGGGAGTCACGCTCCACATACATGCTGTCTAATTCTTCTAATAAACTACGAGTTTTCTTCTGCATTTTGGTCCCAAACCCTTTGTGTTATTTATTGTTTTTTAGTTACAATGTAGATAACAAAGATTCCCAGAGTGCATCACGATCCCAATAAAAAGGAGTCCACTCGGTATCAGATATTAATTTTTTTAATTTAGATACTCGTTGAGCGTCCCAGGTAAGTGGTAATTTATGTAATAGACATTCAATTATCCAATCGAGTTGAACATTAGGCGAAGGTTGCACTTCATTTTGCCGGATGTTTTTATATTTTGATTGGAAACTATATTCGTTCATTCCTTGCCAAGTATTGTGCCAGCTCCAGTTTGCACTCAATAGCGAATTTTTTTGTGACTCTGTCAAATAGTTAACGGCGTATGTGGACATGTAATGGTACTGAATTTTATTATTTGTAAAGTAATTTTTTAATAACAGCATGTAATTATAAGTTCTTAGATTAGCTTGACTATTTTCTATATAAAAATTGTGATAACGCAAAACTTCATCTTGCTGACTAGCACTGCTTAACCACCAGTTGTTGTTGTCTACCTTGACAATATTTTTTGAATAAACAGGATCTGTGTTAATAACACTGTCCCATTTGTGTGTGTTAATTAGTTTGTCGTATCGAGCGGGTTGTGCCCACTGAACAATGTAAATTCCGCCTGCGTCCACTGTTGCATTAGATAAAACTGCATTAACTAAAAACTCATTGCCGGCACCAATGCCCGAGATATTGACTACTTCAACCTCGGGGTATATGGCCTGTAACAGTTGAGGCCATTCAGGCCATATGTGCCCTACTGCAAATCCATCACCAGCAGTGTAAATTCTTTTTATATCCATAGATCATTGTCTAGATTCAGCAGGTCTATACCATACTGATGTTGTATCATTCCACACATAATTCCAAAATCTATATTGTCAAAATATTCTGGTATAGTTGTGGTTGTTTTGTTTACCACAGCGTCGCATATTTTTTGATACTGGGCCACACGATCAATTATTGGACGTTGTGCGGTAATAAAATGTTTCCAAATCGACTCTGAATTTTTACCATCAATTCCGGGCATGGTGGCCATCAACTTGATAAAAGAATCAAGTTGATAAAAATCAGGAAAATTAACATTTAATCCCGACATGTCAGATGGCAAATGTTCAATAGTTCTAAGAATAGCATGTTGATAGATATAAAAAAATTCTTCTCGCAGACTATTATTACTTGTGGGAAATTTTTCCTTTGCACTAGTAATAAATTTTTGTTCTGTAGTTTTATCGGACTGTATGGCCTTGCGATAAAAATTGTTTAGATAAATTTCCCAATGCCCATTAACTAAGATATTTACAACCAGGCGATCTTGAAATTTTTTTGTTAAATCCCGGTTATCAAAATTATGTAAGCATATTACTGGACTGTCAGTATCGTCGGCTCCGGTATACAGATCTATGTTGTTGGTTTGCGAAGAATAATTTTTTGTTAATCCATGATAACTGCCAGTGGTGTGAACAGAAAAATCATATTCGTCGGCCAGTATTCTTGCCAAGAAATGTCCCAATGCTCCGGGCGGCGCAGTTATAATGTATTTCATTATTCTACCTCTAAATCTGGAAATGCTGTTTTCCAACTATTATTACGGCGGCTATCCCAGGTATTAATAAAATCTTTCCATGGCTCTGATTCTGACAGAGTTGGTGCCAACGGCAGGTTGGCCACTAGTTTATATATTGCATGATCGGTTGAATATTTTTTCAGCACTGCTGATCTAATATACATTGGCATGTTGTTTAAATCCCAAGGCCCCCAACACGGATGAATGTTAATTTCTGTTGGGTCTCCAAATGCATTGGTGTTTAAGTTGCTTTTTACCCAAGTCTCAAGTCGATCATAATAGTAGGTGTTAAGAACATTGGCTGTGAATTCCACTCTGAACATTAAATTCCATATGTCTTTATTTTCTTTAAGACGTATCAAATTTTTACTGACCTTGCTCCAAGGCAGTGGCCATCGAACATAATCAAATTGTTCTTCTATTCCATCTAAACTCGCAGCAAAAATTATTGTTTTAAATTTTTTCCATTCCAGTAATGTTTGCTCTGAAGGATATATAGATCCATTGGTGGTGTAGTGTAGTGTTACGTTTTCTGGATGAGGAATATGTTTTATAAAAGCCAAATGAGTATCTGTAAACAGTGGTTCGCCGCCGAAAAACTTAACGTATTTTAGTTTTTTTAAAGACACAGTGTCAACCAGTTGATTGATTGAGTTGATAATGAAATCATTGTCCCTGTTGATTGTTATTTTTTTGTTGCGTAACTTTGCCTGTTCTTTTTCCCATAAAGAGCTACTATGAGAATTGCAAATTATACAGGCTGCATTGCATTCATTGTCAAAATTAATGTCTACGGCCACTGGATCTGTAGATGTTTCGTCGTCTGGCACCCAGTCGGAACCGGTTTGTCGTAAACTTTGCTGACCGAAATCTTCCAGTGTTTTGCACTTTGCACAATTACTAGTCCAGTGATCAATTGACTCAAAGTTAAGTTTACGATTTTGTGACAGTTGAGAATTCAAAGGTATTGCTGTGGCAAACAAGCAACAAGGTCTTACACTGATACCCGAGTTTTTATCTAATTTAAATGAATACCCATTGGACAGATATCTACAAAAGCTATTCATGAATGTTTAATTTGCCCAAGCAACTGCTTTAGTTTGACACTTTGTACATCGCCAGTCACTTTGGCTGGCTGTTCCCACGCCGGAGTTCCTGTTGGTTTTTCCCACTTTGTAGATGTACTGCCCGTTGGTTCGGTGTCAGCAGCCTTGAGTTGACTTTTTGCTTTGATTGAGTCCATAAGTGAACTTTGGGGTCGGTTGTACCCGGTTCCTTCGTCCCCGCCTTCATCAGTAATGCGCATAGTTTCAATGTTATACTCCAAATCAATTTTTTGACCAACGCCGGTCGAGCTTCGAGATTTCATACACTGGATCTGATACTTGCCACGCTCTTTCATAGCACGTGAAGTAAAGATACCAAACACATTGTCTGCTGTGTTAATTTTACTGATACCACCTGAAATATGACTGTGGTCAAATTCAATTTCTTCCACAGCCGATCGATTCAACTGCGAAGCTGTGACCATTAGCACACCTAGCTCTTTGGCCAAGTTGCGTAGTTCTTCTGAAACATACTTGTCTTTGACAAACAAGTCATTGGGGCTGACCTTAGCACTCACAGGCATCAGCAAGTCCAAGTAGTCAATCATCATAAAGTCCACACGAATTCCGGTTTGGATCTGTACTTCTTTGATGTAACTGCGGATGTCATTAATGTTGCTTTGTGCTGGTAATGCCTTTACACGATACTGCCCAGACTTTTTGGCCACAAGTTTTACCTTAAGTTCTGTTGTGTCTATATCCTTACGAATGTCCTTTGTTGACATGTTGGTCAACATGGCATCTGTACGCAAACTAGTAAGTTCTTCACTGAGTTCTAGTGTAACGTACACACCACTAAGTCCTTGTTGTAGCCAGTTCAACGCAATGTTCATCATGACCAGACTCTTGCCCGAACCAGATCCACCGGCAAAGATGTTCAGTTCACCACGACTGAATCCACCATACAACAACTTGTCTAGTTGTGGCCAACCAGTGCTCACTTGGCCGCCTGAGTTGAAGTACCGGTTAATACGACTCGCAGGATCAGCAAAGTAATCTGTGCCCATGTCTTTTGTAAGAGAAATTTGAACTGCATCTTTGATCAGTTTCTCAACCGGCTCAAACTCGCCTTTTTCTAATAGATCTGCTGACTTTAAAATAGCACGTTCAAGTTCTTGACGCTTGGTAAAACTCTCAAACTCAGTCATGAACCAGTCAAAGTGTCCTTCATTTAAGTCCGGCACCGGTTGTAGTTTTATTCCGGTAGTTGCACTAATCTGCATCTTGTCCGGCATAGTTTTATGCTTGTCCGTGTGCTCTTTAATGAACTCAGCCGCTGGACGCAGACTTTTGTCAAAGTTCTGTGGATTATAAATGTTCTGAACACGCACATAACTGCTGGCGTCTTCCAACATCATTTCTAAAAATAATCGTTGGACTTCAAGTCCGTAATCTTTTAACAAGTTGCTTCTTCCTTAGTTCTATTTTAATTCGACTGCTCTCACTCGATTGCATTATAGTTAGCAGTGTTGTTAACTTGCCCCAGAGTTTCACAGCATCGTTGATATCTTTAACGCCTGCTGGCCAGTCTGGAATACTCACACTCCATCCTAGTTCCACAGCACGGTCAATTAATTCTACGCCTGCAGTATCTTGGTCCGGCACCACAACAACATTGCGTCCTAGACTGCGTATTAGTCTTGCTTGATCATCACTTACTTCGTTGTGCATCACAGCCATGCCACTGATACAGAGTGCATCAAAGATACCTTCTGTCACAATCACATGTTGCCATCCTGCTTGTTGTAGATCTACACCAAACACATAGCCTTTCTGCATGTCATTAATGTAACGTGGATTACGATCGTCTAAGAAACGTACGGTGCTGCCTACCACTTGATTGTTGTATGTAAATGGAACAACTACTCCTGCTCGTGTTGTGGCAGCTACCATTATGGGATAGTCGTTGGGTACATGCCGGCTGCGCAGATATGCCCATTGATCAGGCGTCGCTGGTGTTACAAAATCTACAAATTCTGGCAACTCTGTTTCCGTAAATTCAATAGGCGCTGTGTTGTTCCACACACGCTGACGATCTTCTATCATGCCTTCCATACTGCGATGGCGCATACTTTCAAGATTGATCTGATTGATATCGTTTTCAGGAACGCCTATCCATTCTAGCAAACGTCGTGCTTTGAATCCGATATTGCGTCCAAGAATAAAACTTGCAGTATAGCCACAGTTAAAACAATGATAACTCCAGCCCTGTTCAGACAGTTTGATACCACCACGTCCACGACGATCAGGTGTGTTGCCAGTGTGTACGCAACAAGGTGCGTTGAAGGAAATCCACCCAGAACTAGACTGTTTTCTTTTGCCTGGTAAAAATGCCAACACGTCAATCATGCTACTATTGTAACACTTTTTTTAAGACAATGCAACTTGTTTTGGCTTACCGGTACTTCAAGTTTACCACACGTCCTGTGGAAACAAGCACCTGCACTGACTGCATGGTAGGAGGAACAGGACGGTATCCAGAACCACCAGTGACCAGTGTAATGCCACTGATTGAACTGCCTGATATACTAGCAGTGGCAACGGCACCGGCGCCTTCGCCTACAAACTCAATCAGGGGTGGAGCCAAATAACCAAAACCTGGGTTAGAAACAGTGACTCCTGTGACAATGCCATTGGCCACTGTGGCAGTGGCCTGACCTGGGTTGCCCATTGCTTGACCATTTGTGCCTGTTGTGTATATACTGTTGTTAAAACACAAACGCAGTATTGGATGCCATCCAATCACGTTCATGTAAATGGTTTCAGTTCTGTTTAGATACTGCGTGGATTCTGTCACATTGTACCAGATGCTTTGATAGTTCTCTGCGGCCTGGGCCTTGATTGTACCTGTGTAGCCAAGCAAGTCCATTTGTATTGTGGTTACCGCGCCAACTGGTTCAATGAAACTGCTGTAGAATTCAGTTGGTTGGTAAGGGCTGTAGTTGTTGATTGAGCTGCCAGCATTTAGTGCCCAATCCGGGTATACACTACTGCTGGACCCACCATAACTGACCTGAGCTGTGATTTCTGTTGTGGGAATTGTCAAATTGGCACTGGGCACGTACTGAGGATACACACTGTCTACCACATCAAGCGGAGCACGAGCACCCGATTGTGCATCTGTGTACACTGCTTCTATTAGATTACCGCTGGCTCTCATGATGCTGTAGGCAGCGGGCTGTGCCAACACTGTGTCAAGTTCTGCTGTGGTTAGTGTTACTTTGGCGCGGCCATACTGTGCATTGATAACAACCATTTCTTTTTGAACCAATAACGCATCGCCATTCTGGCTAACCATTCTAAATGTCAGTGTGCTGCCTGTGATATTCACGGGTTTTTCGTCTTGATTGATGAACTCAAACAAGATCACATTGTCAACACCTTTGTTAATTGTTAGTTTTTTAGCATACACAGGATTGTACCTCAAATTGAAATAAGCACCACTGGTGTCGACTACAATAACTCGAGTTACTTGTTGGTAAAGGTAAGCAGTGGTTGAATACATATGACTGTATTTAGCGACAAAAGATAACCTTTAAATTTAGCCAAAAACTCAAGGTATAAATACCACCGATGGCCAATGATATCTTTACTAAACTCAGCGAACAATACCCCTTTATTACACTGTGTGTATATGCTTCCACGGAGTATGTGGGTATTGTGCAGAATCAAGACGTGTCAGTTACCACCATATACGACTTTGGCAGCATACACGACCCTGCACTAAAGCAACGGTTCCTGGAGTTGGCCAATGCTTGGTGGTGGGAAAGTAATAGAAGTATTCCCATCAACATCTTCCTCAAGAAAGACTGGGATGTATTCCGTCCTTGTCTCCGCACATTTGCCAACAAAGACTTGGAAATACTTCACGGGCCTATTTGTAGCCTTGCTGATATTGCACTGAAAAAAGGCAAACGCAAAAGTATCACACTTGTGCGACGGATGGACTGAGCAGGTTCATGTGTAATGCTACCAAGGCTGCGTAAGAGATTGCGTGGCTTTTCTTAAATGTGTAGCCGCGACTTTCATCACCGTCCCACACAGAGTCGAATACCACGTCCCAAGGCTGTCGTTGCAAATGTGCTTTGCCCGGACGAATGATACTGATAAACGCTGCCATTCTTGGAATACTATCCGGGCGCATTGCGCTCAGCAGGTCTGTATAGTTGCCAACGTGTGCTAGTTGTTTTGCCCATTCTGGTTCTTGCCACAGTCGACTCCAAGTAGGCTCTGTGGCCACTGCTGTGGCATAGTGTTCTGGACTGGTAATCAACTGATAAACACTCATGTTTAACAGGTCAATTTTAAAATAACCCAGTTGTTCGGCAGCTTCGTAGTCGATGGCCGCACAACGATTCACAGGATCCTGCGGAATGTCTGTTACATACACACCAGAGTTATGACGACGAACTTGTTCTTGCACAGTTTGACGTGCAGGCGTATGCTGGATTAACTCCAGCAGTTGATTGCGATCTGCAAAATCAATGTCGATATCTGCACTCATTACCAACCTGCCTGCGTTAATATTTCTTTGGCGTACTCTTGATCTGCCGTGTAGTCACTGAACTTTTTTTGCCATACATCCGAGTCAATGTATGGCCATACCATGGCAATTTGACCAGTATCTAATGTGCTTAAAAACCGTTGCCCAGATTCACTGTTGTAAATTACCCAAGGACTGATACGTCCTGTTGTCACTGCATACACAGTGGCATTGGTACCACCATAGCGTAAACAATCCTGAGCAGGATTGCCTGTTTTCTCTGCCCAGTCAATTCCGTATTCCATTGCACGAGCCAAGGCATCGTTGATGTTTTCTACTTGCAAATAATATATCAAGTATTCTGTGTACACAGCATCACGGCACCAGTGATCAATCTTTTTGTTTTGTTTCAGTACCCATTCCATAAAACGTGCAGGGTTAATGGCACGTGTGGCCACACAGTAGCGACCAAACTTGACAAATGCTCGGTAGTAAGGTGAGTCAGCAAAGTCATCAAATGTCTTTAGTTTAGCACTGCCTTGTGTCATTTCGTAGAACTTAATGTACGCTTGAAAGCCCAGTTCCACACCACGCTCTGCTCGTTCCATGCGTCGACGTCGCGGCTCACAACTATGCACAGTCAGGCTTGTTTCTTTGACAAAGTCTTTCCGACAATACTGACAGGTGTAACTCATTTTTTAGTTTCTTGCCCCGATAACTTCAAGTGCTCGTCGATTTCTTTTTTAGTAGTAATCGACGCCAGCACCGCAATGTCATCATCTTTTAAATGTGGGTACAGTTCTGCCAACTGTTTGCGTATACTACTAGCACCGGGTTCTTTTTTCTTAGGAGCAATCCAGGTGTGTCTGGGTGTGCCCATGTCAGGACTGACAGTGGTGGCACACAGCCATTGCAGTTCCGGATGCCGGCTCAGTGCAAAGAAATGTTTGTTGAAGCGTTCATTAGTAGCAATAAGATAAAACTCTTGCAGTTCTCTTGATCCTTCAACTGAACTGCCCCACCGTATCATAAGATAGTTTGAGAATTTTTTACGTTCTTCGTCTGTTAAATCTTTATAAAAATTACGATCCTTGCGATCAAACTGTCGCATCTCGTTGGCAATGTTTAGTTTATCACTCATCACCAGGCCTTTTGATAGTCTACAATCTCACAGTTACGACTGATATCTTTGACAAAATACACACAGTCCGGCTTGGGGTCATCACTCAGCGGAATACACAACATCTGTCCATTTTTTAACTTAGGAGCATACCAGGCCACTTCATGATACACGTCTATAATTTCAACAGTTGGAAAACTCGGTCGAAAACTGCTTAATGGATTAAACTGAAATACCTTAAAGCCACGGTCGTTGATACTGGTCAATGGAAGCACTTCAAGGTCGCCTACTTCAGGTTCGCCAATTAGTATCTGCCAGTCCATGGGCATGCGTATTTTGTGTTCACCAATTTGTAACACCAGCGCAGGAGCATTAAAACTTTCTAAAAAGATAAGCGGAATGTAATGATAGTCTGGATCCTTGGGATCACTGTTGTCAAATATAGCAAATCTCATGTCTTCAACTTCTTCTGGAAGATGGTCAAGGTCGAATGCTGTGTTATCTAGTGTTAGTATTCTCATGTAAGTATAATATAGTATATGCGGTCAAATGTCAAGTGTTTTTAGTTTTTCTTTTACTTCGGCTGCAAATTGACTTTGCCAGGCACCGTCGGGAACATGAAACAGCGGCGATTTTGTTTGTAGCTCTAGCGGGTATGTTGCTAAATTCAAATTTAATGCATGCGATTCAAATCTAGAGAATTGGGTGTTTACTATGTCACTGTTCCGTGTCAACAGTTCAGTGACTGCTATTAACTGTTGATATATGCCCATCGAGTACACAAAAGGAATATTCCGATTCTTTAATACAGACAAAGCGCCAACAATTTGCCAAAATGCACCAAAGTTTTCCCAAACTGGGTTTGTTAACGACT